TGTAATAACCTTCGAATTGAGTAGGCTCTGTGTAGCCTTTTCCGGCAGCCTGTAGATTCATCCATCTCATAAAATTCTTTGGGGCCAATTCCCCTGAAAAAACTCCAATATTGTTTCCAGCCTCAACGCCGTCCAGAACCATCTCGGAAATAACAGAACTTTTACCAGCTGCTCTCAACCCTGACATAACAGAAACATATCCCTTTTTTAGTCCCCTCATTTTTTTGTCAACATCTGCAATTCCAGTTTTTATAAAACGTTCATCTGGCACCGGCAGGTTTAGAATATCCGTAGCCGTATAAAATATCGGTTTTCCATCTACCGGTTGAATAACCTTTACTTGGGATTGAACTGGTTGCCTTGAATAAATTTTCCGCTCATATTCCTGTTGCCTCTTTTCGTATGCATCAGGTTCATACAATATTCTCACATCTCGCCAGGTTTTATCCTGGCAGGAATTGTGAAAGCAATGAAATCCGATTGCCCCTGACCGCGCCTGGAAAATACAAGCGTCCTTTCCTCTGTGGTTGCTGTCAAACGGGCATTGTTCCAAAATATACTTGGTTCCGTCCGAATAACTGGTCTTTTGATACCGCAATCCATATTTTATCAGCCATTCCTCCAAGTCGAATTCTCTGGGGCTGTAACCATTGTATTTCTGTGGCTTCTCTGGTACCGGAAGCATAGCGGACAGTTTCTCCAGATATGCCCTGTCGGTCGGCTCCCTACTTCCCTCTGACAACAAATGGCTCATTCGATGCGGGTTCTCCGGTGTATTACTTCCTTTGCGGGCCATGGTTCCATACAGCTTACAAATTCGTGCCGGATTAAAATTCGTTTTATCAATATCGACAAATTCATCCGAAAAAAGCATATCCAGCGCTAAAAGACAATTTTTAATTAGTATCTTGTTTTCCTCACTGTTCCGAAGCCTAATCTTGTACAATAGATGAATTCCATTTCCGCTCATGGCTGTTATCGGATTATTAAACCCAAGATTTTTCATAAAGGCG